AGAATTATTTTTTGATTGGTACGTTTTAATCAACACGTCGTAAAATTCGTGGTATAATTTCACCACTACGAATTACTTCAACGCTGCAACCTATCTCAAGATTCAAGCCACGAATGTACTCGATATTGTGCAGAGTAGCTCTTTCCACTACTGCATCTCCAATTTTGATTGGAGATAAAATAGCTACAGGACTTACAACCCCGCTTTTACCAACTTGCCAGTCTACATCAAGGAGTTGAGTCACTACTCCTTTCTTCTGCTCTTTGAGAGCGAAAGCTCCGCGAGGGTGGTGCGCTGTATACCCCATGGCCTGAAACTTCTTGTAGTTATCCAGACGATATACTTCACCGTCTGTAGGATATACTCCATCCTGTACATTTTGCACAGTAGCAAATCCTAGAAACAGAAGATTCTGCATAGCTCCTGTCCACGTCGTGGTTATTGCAGGCTGTGTATCATATGCAATAAAGTTTACGTTTCTTTCAAGAAACTCTTCTTCGCTTTTTAGATTCAAAGCACCCGCTGCATAGTTTCGAGCATTCGGTATAGATATAGGAGCAACTACTTCTCCTGTAATCTGTAGAACCCAAGCGGTCTCCGTAAGACCAATCGTATTTGGAACAAGATGCTTAACTTTATTTGTAACATCTTTACCTACTTTACCATCACCCCTCGTAAGAGCTTTCTGTAGCTCTCCTCCAACATAAAGAAGAGACACAGCTGCGCCGTCTAGCTTAGGGCTGTAAGCATACGATAGTAGATTAAAGGTTGGCTTAGATGTAAACTTTTGTAAGGAGTACATCTGAAAATAATGAGGCACACCATCTGTAACTTGATAGCCCACGTTTTCTGCGTTATACAAAGAAGCAAGTCTATCAAACTCTTCGTCTGTTAGTACCGGCTCGCCTTCATAATACTTCTTAGCAGCGTGCTCTAAAAAATCTTGCATAGTTCCCTCACTTATTTACAGAATATTATAGAGGATTTAAGAATAAAAGTCAAGTATTATTTATAGATTTCTTGAATAAAATCTTTGAAGTGTTCTTCAAGTATTTCCTTACTTTCAGCAAGTGATAGTATCTCAACTAGCCCTGCAAAAAGTTCTCTTGAATTGTTAAAATCTAGTTCCATAGCGATTCCGTCTGAGGAAGGCAGCCACTCCTCTGTAAATCCTAGGTAGTATTTACGAAGATGTAGATATTCTATACCGCGAAAACTATTGACAGTCAAACGTATTTGTGTCTCTTTTACTTCATCATAGTGTATGATTTTTTCATATACAGGCGCTGGCTCGTGTAACTCCATTTTAATCTCCGTTGCGGAGAATGGAAGAAAGAGGAACTACGCTTGTGACATTATTCGGCTTGAGTAGTCTATATGAATCTGTATCCCAACAAAAAAGCAAAAGAGTCCGGTCAGACTCCTTTGCCCGATTTTTCTTTGTTTGGATATAGGGTGTACTAAAGTCTAGTGTGCATACATTATACTTTAGCTTTTTGGAGTTTTCGCTTCGATAGGTAATGACTGCATCACCATACTCAACTACTAGCTTTGCTAATTCCTCTTTTTTCATTTGACTCCTTAGGTGGGTTAGCAAAAGATTTTTTACTTTTCCAACTCAAAGGAGAAGAGCCTAGCCGTTTACTTGAGTAATCACTCCAGCGAAATACTGTGCAGCTTTACCTGTCAGCTTTTCTACTATATCATTATCAATTTCTACGCCTGCATCTGTAAGAGCAGCGATAAGTGTTTCTTGTGCAGCAGCTTTTGATACACGGCTGCTACCACCACTTGAGGACGTACCAGAGCCACTTGCAGCTGGAGTCTTTTTTACATAGACGCCTGCTTTGCTAAGGATCATTCGTACACCATTTGCAGATTCTTCGAACTCATCTGCAATTTCTTTTACGACTTCCATCGAAGTTTCGGGGGTCGGGTTTGCTTCTTCATATGCTGCAATAACAGCAGCTTTTTTGTCATCATCCCACGCCATTCTGCGCTTCCTTTTTGTTGTTGATTTGGAGCCTGGACATCTGCCCAGCGTTTCTAGTTGTTGTTGATAAAATCGGTCGCCCATTGGTTTCCTTCATTTTGTGAATACTATTATAGGCGATTTTAACAATCATGTCAAGATTTATTTTTGTCAAGCCGTCTATAAAACTCAATGTACTCGCTCCAAGGATAATAGTCTCTTCGCAAGTAACACCAAAACCGTCCTACATATTTTTCACTCATCTGGTAATCCTATCCAAGTAGTTATTGTGCTTACTCTTATGTCTTGCCAACAGTTATTGTCAACATCCCAAACAACAAGAGTGTCTGATTCATTTGATTGTCTTTCTATAAGTTTCTTTTTAAGAGTATAGTGCCCTTCGTGAGTCTTTCCATCAGAGGTTAGACTATCAAAAGACATATACACTCTACTGCAGCTATAAAGCGTATTTAATATTGTTGCGGTTTGAATACTCATAAGTTTTCTAACTTGATTCCATACTCCTCTAAGTGCTTGAGCTTTCCTAGATCAGATGCCAAACTATAGCTATAGTAGCCACCAATTCCAGTAGAATTAAAGAAGTCTTCCAAGTCTCCGGAGGGTTTTTGTCTAACATAAATAGAATAGCAGTCACAACCATATTTTTCTTCATAGTCTACAGGTACAAGACCTGCTTTTGAATTTTGCAACTCTTTTGTTTGTTTTTTCTCTATTTGAGCAGGAGCGTGGTGTATGGCAGACCATACTATCTCTCCTTCATCAAACGTATCTGCCACGCATTCCTCTGGTAGATACATAGGATTTTTTCTATCCTCTGCAGCTACAGGTCGCTGTGGCACTCCAATTCTTTCAAGTATACTTTTTACAAAAGAAGCAGAGCGGTAGAGTCTCTTTGAAATGTTACTTACATTTTCTCCAGAGAGATACTCTTCGATAATATCTTTTATCTCATCAGGTCTTGCAGGTCTTCCACGATTTTGTGAAACTCTTCTTGCACGATACTCTTTTTGACTATGATAATCTTCAAGTATCTTATCAAGTCTTGTAGTATTGTATGAGATGTTTAAGATGCTGCATGCTTCCCGCTTCGTTATAGCTTTTGTTGTAGAAGAGGTCGGATTCATTAGACTGATCACGTGCTGAATGTTCTGAGACGTCAACTTCTCGTGGCTTTTCTTTTTCAATCTTGGCATTTTCTAGTTCTATCTCCAACTTAAATAATAAACAACATATAGCGTGTGCTAAATGTGATAACCCAGACTCTGGATCAAGGTTTTCAGAATCCAGATGTGCAAAAATATGCCGAAGAGCGCCAGAGCTATACCTGGACTGTAAATCTTCAAGTTTTCTCCAATTTTCTTCATCATATTTTTGTGCACCAAATGTTAATACTTTTGCTACTTCATTTATAGCTTTCGGAGGAAGTAAATGCATTTTCGGCTTCTCTCCGTCATATTTAACTCCCTGCATCATAGATTCTCTACATAATCATGTAGCTGACGATACCCGCCAATATGATAATCATGAAAAAATATTTGTGGATAAGTTGTAAACTTTACTTTTTGCCATAACTCATCCATAGTGTAATCGGTATCAAGCTGTAGGTATGTGAAAGCAAGATTCTTACTCTTTAGTAGCCTTCGTGCTTTATCACAGAACATACAATCCTGTTTTCCATATATAACGTAGGGTGTTTTAGTCACTACTCATTAGCTCCTTGACATATTCTTTTGCTGATTTCTTTCTGTGAAAAGTTCTATCCATAGTGATAACGCCTTCGTCATTATATCTTACAACTCTCCAGAGCTTTTTTCCGTCTCCAAAATAGACTCTCCACATTTCAAAAAGTTTTTCTTTATCGTGCATTATGCTACACACTCACAAATAAGTTTAGCTCCATACTGAATACAGATTTTGGACTCTCCTTTATAGCACGTTACATCGTCAGGGCCTTTGTAGTCCCAATAACTAGGATAGTTACTTTGATTTGCACAGCCAAAACAGCCGTATACAATTAATAAAATTAGTATTACACCTCTCATAGACCTCTGCTCCATAGTTCAAATTCTCTTTTTACTGAACGCTCAGAATAGCACTTACAGTAAACATTGTGATACTTACCTATTGTTTTCTTATCCGGTCCTTTGCATATTTTTATAGTACCTATCGGACAAACTATAGGAGCCTTCAGTCGCTCCATAGCGGCTTCTTTCGCTAAAAGTTTCTCTATTTCTGTTTGATTTGTTGAGGCACAACCGCCTAGTAGTAATCCTACTAATACTAATTTCTTCATCGCGTTATTCGCTCCTCGTAGTCGGCTTCGTTTTCGTCCCACCAGTCGGGTTTGTTTCTGTGTTTCCAGCTTGCAAAGGTTGCTTTGTCTTTGTGGTAGAACCGTCTGTAGGCGGCAACTGCGTCGCAACCCTTGAGCGAGTCTGGCATAGCCTGAGCAAATGGAGTGAGTCCGAGCCTTGGTATGTGTACTGGCTCTGGTAAGGATAGTGTGACTTCATGCACTGACTTATGGCTTTTCCCGTATCGGTATCCGTATTCGTCATTAAGAGCGATTGCATAGCAATGTAGCCATTCGTGATTATCCAGACTAGTACGAGCCCAGATAGTACAAGGATGGTTATGCATTGTTGGGAGGTAAGGGAAGTCTCTCGGTTCATTTTTCTTTTTTTCTCGCAAAACTGCAAGTTGCTCTTTGGACAGCTTTTCTGGAACATAGCCGAAATACTTATCCACCCACATATTTGTGCAAAGCATCTGAGCGGCTTCGAGTGGCATCTTAATGATGTGTTTATCCACATGAGCTTCTGCACATTTGTCTAGGTCTTCGTCAAGTATAAAAATATTCATAGTGAGTATTATACTCGGTTAAGTTAAAAATGTCAAGAAATATTTTAAGAAACAGCACTATTAATAGTGAATATTATTGCTGTCATGAAGACTCCTGCCAGCCCTATTACAGCACAGGGTATAACCACAAAAGAGACCAAAGGATGATCTCTCATAAATTTTTCTATCATTCACTCTCTACACTTTCTAGTGTTGACATTAGCCGTTCGGCGCGATTTGTTACTTGGCGATACCATAAAGAGTCTCGTCCCTCTATGGCAGCTAATTTCCAGTCGCCTATATTCAAAGCTGCTCGCATATTCTTAAATTTAGAAAGACGAGGACGACCAAGATTAAACATCATGTTTACTAAAACTTCTTGTACTTCCTCTGGAAAATCTTCAAAATACGACTCTCCATAAAGAGCATAACACTCTCTTATTGCAGTCTGGGTATCTTCACGAAAGCACTGCATTACTCTTTCTTCAGAAACAGGCTCGCCACAGGGCCAGCCATATTCTTCATCAGTTTCTTTTACAAGATGACCAATACCAAAAGTTTTGTATCCAAGATGATCGTCATAGATTTCAAACTTACAACCTTCGTCTATCTTAAGCCTTTGGTAAAGTCTATCAAATTTCATAGTTTCCTCTTTGTCTTGCACAGTCTTCCGCTGCTGAAGGAAGGTCATCATCCATGCTAGTAGCATCACTATCTCCGTCCCCGTACCAATTCCAGCGT